AGTATATAATGGCTGGATTTACATATAGTGGGCTACAAACAGCAGTTAAGAATTATCTCGATAATACTGAAGATACTTTCGTTAATACACTAGATACGTTTATACAGACGACTGAAGAACGTATTTTAAAATCGGTACAACTTCCTGTTTTTCGTAAAAATGTGACAGGTAGTGCGACAATAAACGTTGAGTATCTAGAAACGCCTTCTGATTTTCTATCTCCTTTTAGTTTAGCTTTAATTGATTCAAGTAATAATTATAGTTATTTATTACTTAAACATGTTTCCTGGATGAGAGATTACACTCCAGCGCGAGCTACAACAGGGCAACCCCTTTACTATTCTTTGTTTGACAATAACGTACTTATGCTGGCTCCGACTCCTGCAAGTGCTTTAACTTTTGAATTACATTATAACTACAGGCCCAATTCTTTAACTACTGTAGGAGCTAGTAACAAAAGTTGGTTATCCGAAAATGCGCCTAATGCGATGCTATATGGCTGTTTAGTAGAGGGAGCTGTTTTTATGAAAAGTTCTCCAGAGACTATTACTTTATATGAACAAAAGTATCAGGAATCTTTAGCTATGTTAAAGATTTTAGGGGAATACAAAGACGTAAGAGATGAAGCTAGAAATGACCAAATAAAGCTAATGGCGCAAGGAACACCAAGTGTTTAGTGTAGACGTAGAAAGTACTTTAGGAAAGGTAGGGGTACAAACTACACATAACGAAGGGTTAAGTCCAGAATATTGGACTGGAAGAATAATGGAGCGATTGATTGCTGTTGCAGATAGTGCAGACCCTATGGTTAAAGCCCAAGCTGAAGCATTTAAAGAGCATATACAAACAATCGTTTTGCTTTATATGAAACAAGCTATATTGAGCGATAGAGCCACTGTAGCTGGTTTATTGGAAAAACAAGGTCATACAGAAATGGCTAATATTATAAGGAGACTATGATGGCCATAACTCAGGCAATGTGTACCTCGTTTAAAGTTGAGCTGTTAAAAGGAACACATAATTTTACAAACAGTTCGGGTAACACATTTAATCTTGCATTATACACAAGCTCTGCCTCTTTAGGAGCTGCAACAACTGCATATTCAAGTACAAACGAAGCATCTGGTACAAACTACAGTGCGAAAGGCGGGGCATTGACAAATGTCACACCAACCTCTTCAGGTACGACTGCATTTACTGATTTTTCAGACTTAACATTCAGTAACGCGACAGTGACTGCGAATGGTGCAATGATTTTTAATGATTCAGCTTCCGGAGATCCTTCGGTTGCTATATTAGCTTTTGGTGGGGATAAAACCTCAACAGCCGGGGATTTTACGATCCAGTTTCCAGCCGCTGATGCAAGTAATGCTATTATAAGAATAGCTTAATAGCCAATGGCTAATGTAACGGGTTGGGGCAGAGGTACTTGGGGTCAACTAACCTTTGGTGAACCAATTCCCGTTGTTGTTACCGGAGTAGTAGGAACCACCGCATTAGATGATGGAACAGCGGTTCAAGCAGCAGCTGTAACAGGGGTTTCAGCAGTTGCTTCGGCTAGTTCATTAGGTGACGAATCCGTTTCTTGTGCTGCTAATGTGTCAGTTACAGGAAACGCAGGGACTTCTGCTTTAGGTTCAGAATCCTTAATTACTGAAAACTATATAGATGTAACAACTCTTGTAGGCACAAGTGCAGTAGGAAGTGTGACTACCGGGGCAGACGCTACTGTGTCAGTTACAGGAAACGCAGGGACTTCTGAACTAAATACAGTTAATGTCTGGGGGTTAGTAGCGCAAGGCGTATCAACTACATACACAAGTGTATCTACTACTCAAACAGCGGATTGGCAAGAAGTATCTACTACTCAAACAGCGGATTGGCAAGAAGTTGCTTAACACTTATAAAAAATAAGGTATAATCCAAGCGGAGAACAAAAATGGCAAGCACATACGTAAATGACCTAAGACTCAATGAAATGGCCACGGGTGATGGCTCGGGTACTTGGGGTACAACGACCAACACGAACCTGGAATTAATAGGCGAAGCACTGGGTTACGGAACCGAGGGCATAACTACTAACGCGGATACGCATACCAGCACAATTGCAGATGGTGCAACTGATCCCGTTAGAGCGATGTTTGTGAAATACACAGGCACACTGGATTCGGCGTGTACGATTACCATTGCTCCAAATACAGTTAATCGATTGCAATTTATTGAGAACGCAACTAGCGGTTCTCAAAACATAGTTATTTCTCAAGGCTCTGGAGCCAATATCACGATACCTGCGGGTGACGTGAAAGCCGTTTACTTAGACGGAGCAGGAAGCGGAGCAGCAGTAGTTGACGCTTTTGCAAGCCTCAATGTTGTAGACCTCAAGGTACAAGACGACTTAACAGTAACTGATGATTTAACGGTAAACGGTGATATAGACCTTGCCGGTTCTATAGACGTAGACGGGACAGCTAACCTGGATGTCGTAGACATTGATGGCGCTGTAGACATGGCAAGCACATTAACACTAGCTGGTAATGCTGATTTCAATGGTGATCTTGATGTTGATGGCACTACTAACCTAGATGCCGTAGACGTTGACGGCGCTGTAAACTTTGCAGCCGACGTAACATACGCAGATGGTGCAGACATCATCACCGCTTCAGCAGGTACCTCTAACTTCAGAGCAGGTGTCAACGCTGGTAACTCCATAGCCTCTGGTGGTAACTATAACGTAGCTGTCGGTGATGAAGCAGGTACGGCTATATCAACAGGTGATAATAGTGTAGCTGTAGGCTATGCGGCTTTATCAGCAGTAAGTTCAAATAGTGGAAACACTGCTGTAGGTAAAGATGCCCTACGATTAACTACTGGCTCACAAAATACTGCGATTGGACATGCAGCAATGGAGCTAAATGTCAATGGAAGTTATAGTGTTGCTATTGGTGACTTTGCTCTTTACAACCAAAACCCTGCAACAGCTACTAATACATATAACGTGGGAATAGGTAAAGACGCAGGTATATCAGTGACCACAGGAGTCCAAAACACCTATGTAGGTGGTCTTGCAGGTGATGCAGTAGTAGATGGGACGAACAACGTAGGTATTGGGTTTGAGGCTCTTTCAGCAGATCACGGAAGTGGAGAAACTGCTGTTGGCGTAAGGGCATTAAAGGTTTCTGTAGCAGATAACAACACAGCGGTGGGACTCAATGCGCTTACAGCAAACACCACAGGAGCCTCAAATGTTGCGGTTGGTAAGGATGCTTTAGACGCCAACACGACAGCCTCCTACAATGTTTCTGTCGGTGCTGCATCTTTAACAGATAACACCACAGGAGATCATAATACGGCTATTGGATCAGATTCACTTGCCAATAACACGACAGCCGCTAACAACACTGCGGTAGGCTCATCATCGCTTACTGCCAACACCACAGGAGCATCAAATACTGCGGTAGGCAGAAGTGCTTTAGCAGCAAACACAACAGGCTCTAATCACACTGCTGTAGGTAAGGATGCCTTGTTAGTATCAACGGCAGCAGGATACAATACGGCGATTGGCGATTCAGTTCTAAAGGCCAACACAACTGGAAATTACAACACAGGCGTTGGAGCTTCAGCTTTAGCAGCAAACACAACTGGAGACTACAACACAGTACTCGGTTATCAAGCGGGTGATTCTCTTACAACAAGTTCGGGTAACGTGGCAATAGGTTATCAAGCCTTAGCTACAGAAACTGCTTATGCTGAAAATACCGCAATAGGGTATCAAGCATTAAAAACCAATAGTGGTGGTTATTACAATGTAGCAGTTGGACACGAAGCCTTGCTATCTAATACCACGGCTCAAAGTAACACAGGAATTGGTAATGATGCTTTACGAGCAAACACCACAGGAGCCAACAACACGGCTGTGGGTAGACTTGCACTAACCGCAAACACAACAGCAAATAACAACACGGCTATTGGTGCAGAAGCACTAGATACCAATACGACAGGAGGAGGAAACAGCGCAGTAGGCTATGCGGCTCTTTACGCAAACACGACAGCCTCTAACAATACGGCTATGGGACTAAACGCCTTAAAAGCCAACACCACAGGAGCCGGAAATGTTGCAGTAGGTAAAGATGCTTTAGACGCTAACACAACAGCAGCGGATAACGTGGCCGTTGGACAGTCTGCACTAACTACAAACACCACGGGAGCAAACAATGTTGCCATAGGCGCACATGCCTTAGACGCGAACACCACAGCCGATGACAACACCGC